CAGTTCACCATGAAGAACCGTCTTGTTCTTCTCGACCAACTGATTGGCGTAGATCGACAGCGAGTCGACGTCCTTGTGCAGAACGAGTGCCTTCGCGGCCATGCCGGCCGGCGTTTCGTTGAAGAATGCCGACGCATACGTGCCATCCTTCCTGTGCTGCAACACAGCGTGCCCCAGAATATTCTCCGGGGTGTTGTGCTGGTGCTGCCACACGAGGGGGATCTGCTTGCCGTCCATGTGCTGGAAGGCCTCGGGCGTGATGGTTCGCCCGTCCGTGCACCTGAGACCGAACTTCGTGGCGTATCCACCGAAATCGGCTTCCACCAAAGTCGAAGTCACTTACGGTCTCCTTTCATGCTCGTTGTAGAGCGATCACGCTCAAGGCTGTTGTTGATCTTGCGGAATGCGTTGGGCGATAGCCAACCGTGGGTTTCGTGGAGGAAGTTGGGGAGGCGCCGGTGGCGGATTACTCGGCCCGAGTCCAAGTTGATCCTGCGGCATGTTGCTATTGCGAAGTTGATCGGCCTTCTTATCCTTGACCGGCGGGTAACCGACGATTCCGCGGAATTCGTTAGACGACAAGATCTCGTTACGAGTGAACTTGTCGGCCATTTCCGCCAGTTGCTCAACCGGAACGAGCGCGAAGTAATCCGTGAAGTACATGACTTTCTGACCTTGTGTCCTGGCGGTCTTCGTCAGGAAGGTCCGGTTCATGGCTTCGACGATCGCATCGCCAATGACAGTCACTGTGCGATTCTGATAGTTCCGCATCACCATTTCAGTGGCGGTACCATCCATGACTTCCTTGGTAATGCCGAGCTGTGAATACAACAACTGAGTCAGATACTCGACCTGAGCCATGAGATTGTTTTCGGATGCTCGATTCAGCTGAACAACCTTCTCCGTGCCGTCAGTGTACGCGATACCGTACTGACTGCCCTTGAGTTGGTATTCGATATCTTTACGTCGCTGCTCCGCCTGCTGTCGACGAGCCTCGGATTTGATCGTGTACGGCAACTGGATAATCAGATCCAGTTTTCCAGAACTCGATTGTTCGTCCACAACGTCCAGAAGCGCGAGCTTCCGAATCAATCGCTGTAGAGTCGAGTTCGGTTCATTCATGACTGTATAGAGCGGATTTTCGACGATTGCCGCATAACGCTTCGAGACCGTGACCTCTTCGCGCATACCGGTTTTTTCATTATACAACCGAACTTGAACGTTATCCGGGCCCCACCGCACGATTTCACCGACACGCATCGTCAAGATATCCCACGCGCTAGTGAGATCGGGATTGAGCGTGGTATCGACCGGAACAACTGCCGCAACGCCTTTGTCGAAAAGCGTCATGACAAGATCTTGTCGAAACGCGGTTGCTGCTTGGTCGATATTTGCTTCCAACGTCAAGCATGAATTCAAGCCGCTCTTGATCACCGAGTCGAATCGATCTTGATCATCCAACTTGACGTGCTTGAATTTCAACTTGGAGACGTCAATCGCAATACGTGTGAGAATCGACGAGAGAATCGTCTTCTCATTCGTGTACCTGAGACGGGTCCTGTCCGGCCGAGTGCCGTAGGAGGCCAACGAATCGAACGGTTGAGGCTTGTCCAGATTGAAAAAGACATTCCAGGCGTGTGCCAGCCGGTCCCTAATGGTCATGTGTACCTCCTCCCGTCACTCGAACGCCTCCTTGTTGAGTTTATAGGCGACGTAAGCATCCATGAGAGCCGCCACGTTATCGATCTTTTCTTCTGTTCGCTTTTTGAACAGTTTTCGGTTACCGTTCGTGTCTTCGAGCGTAATTGCGTTACCCATAGTGAACGACATGAGCTGTTCGTCAAAAATTAACAGCCGTTGTTCGCTGAGTTTCTTCAGTTCTCCGAGCGGCACTGATTCCGTTCGGGCTCCCTGAATGACTTTCTCAATACCGTATGGTCCATTTTCAGCTTCCCAACGAGTCACAAACTCTTTGGCATTGTACGGGTCGTAGCCAAAGCTTCGAACGTCGTACCGCATCGTCAAAATATGATTTTCGAGATCATCGAAGATTTCCATCATGTCGAGAATGTTGCCCTCGAGCACATGAAGACTTCCTTCACGGCGGAACTCCTCGTATTTATACCGAAGAGCTCCAGGCAACTGGTGGAGAGTCAACGATGAAATATAACTCCGTGTTTTGATTCCGAATTCCCCGCGCGCGAGCGGGAAGAGGAACGTAAACGCGCAGAAGTCATCGCCTTGCGACATGTCCGCGCCCAGAGAACAGGGCAAATCCCAAAACTCATGCCTGGAATGCGGAATTGTCTCTTCGTAGGTGAAGAAGTATGTGTATCCCTCCATAGGAATACCAAACCGCTTCGCCAGAATGTCATTTCGCGCAGCCGGCGCCTTTTCGGCTCGCTCGACATCCAACTGATATGTTTCATACGTGACCGTTCGGCCAATATTAGGCTGAGCCTTGATCCACATGTTCGGATTGGCGACTTCGATGATTTCGTCAAGCCTGTAATGCCAGATAGAAATATGAGGGGCCGAATACTCGCCCTTCAAAATCTCTTGCAGTTCGAGTTTGATCGTGTCGCCAGAACCATTGCGCACAGTACCTTCAGAACTGATGGCGATGATGAGGTAGTCGTCCAATTTCGATGCGCCCTGCTCCAGAGCACCGATGACATCCTCACGCAGATCGCCGGACAGCCATTCGTCGATCGTAGAAATCTTAGGTCTGAGGCCCTGCAACTTCGCGATCGACATCGGGCGGATCTCCAAGAGACTTCCCGTGAGGAAGTTCTCGATCCCCTTCTTCGTTGCAGCCAACTTCTGGCGTAGCGCGCGGTTGCCAGTAGTATTTTGCATCGAGCCGCTCGTCAAGAACTTGAACAGCGGGCCTCGCGCGCGGGTGATGGCAGTCCGGAACGGCGCCATCACTTCTTCGGCCTGCTTCATTGTCGGAGCGGTCGTGATTTGATGGGTAGTTGTCGTGTCAACATTCAGAAAAAATGCTTGGAAGCACGCCGCGTACATGGATTTAGCAGCACCACGTGCGACAATCAAATACTGCTTCGTCGTTAGACGCTTCTTGATTGTTCGCGTGACGTAGCGACCGCCAGATCCATCTTCGCCTGGTTCCCATACTGATCGATCGACGTAGTAATACCATCCTAACACTTGCTCAGCCCACAATTTGAAGGTGGGAAGCAAATGCAAATCGGTTCCGTCAGTGAGTGTGAGCTCACCTTCACAGTACAGAATGAAACCATTGACGGCGTTCGAGTCGTACCAGAACGCGGGGTTCTCGATGAGCGCATCGATCCGGTTCATCTCCGCCGAGATCTCTCGGTTTACAGGAATTTCGCCCCGGAGGACTTGTTCTCGAAACAAACCGTAGTAGTACGGCGTAGCCGTGTTCGACAACGACATCGTTCACCCCCTTAGTACGACATGTCGCTGATATTGAAGATCACTTGCTGCTCTCCCCAACACGCTGCGACTCGATTGAAATACAGGCTCGAGGGCAGTCCTCGATACGTCTTATCGTATGATACGTCTGGCCCAGCATTCTGAGGCCAGAGACTCTGCCGATAAGGAATTTGCGCAGCTGAACCCGCAGGCCCAATTGTTGCGTGCGGAAGGAACGTCGAGAATTGCGACGCATTCCATTTCTCAACCGTCTGCCGAGCCAAGAGAAGTTGCGGAGTAGGATAGAATATGAGAGCGTCGACAGCGGGATTGCCTGTCGTGTCTCCGCCCAGTTCCTGAACCCCAGTAACATTCAGACTGAACGACGACGTTAGTCTTGCGGAAGAAATCGCATCCTTGATCAGGGAGTTGAAATCACCCGAGGACTGTTCACCGATCTTTCCGCCATACACCAATGTCATGTGCGGGAAATCTTGCTGACACCATGAACCATCAGACGGAAGAAATGCAATCATGATGCCGTCGTTCATGCGACACCGCCGGTCGCAAACTTCTTGGCGATCGTCGTCGCGATCTTCTTGCTTGCCGCTACCTGGACCTCGCGCTTACCGATCTCCAACAACGTGGATGTGATCCATCGCTGGACAGGAGGTCGCTCGTTCACAGCAAGCCGCTTGAATTGCTGTTCGAGGTTCATGCGGTTGATCGCTGTCTGAAGTTCGGCGTTGGTCAAAGACTTGACCTTACCGGTCTTCGCCTTCGCCCGAATATCCAACGACTTTTGAGCGTCACCAGAAGCCGGAACTCTCGACTTCTTATGAACCCCCCACTTCATTCCCTTCACGCCATGATGTTTGAGAATATCCTCAACGTAAGACACGTCCACCTCCTCTCACTTCGACGTGATCCATCCACCGACGGTGGCGCCGTTCAATTTTGCCGTGCTCCAGCCAGTACCATTCCACACTTTGGGGACATGCTGAACCCAACTTGTGCCATCCCAGGTTTTGGGCTTACCGCTCCGCCCAAGAGCAAAACTAAAACCAGGAGGATCCGCGGAGACGTCCCAGTTTCCCGAACGAATTGTCTCAACGCCACCACCTGCGATGTCGTGGAACGGCGATCCTATACCGTCCGCTTGTGGCCAGTGAACGAAGAATTCCGGTGACGCCGCCATGATGTCTGCGGAACTTCTGAGAAACAAACTCTCTATCGCAGCGTCCGTCATCTCAGTCAAGAATATAGCGAGACAAGCGATGTTTCCACGGAATTGAGTACCGAATTCATCGCCGATGCTGATTCGATCGATAGCTGCTGCTGCGGCTTGCGTGCTGAGCGCATCTAGATGCGTCCAGTTTAATACCCCTGACGAATTGTAGACAGCCCAATGTGCTCGAGGCGCCTCAGTCACCGAGTCTTTGCTAGTGACAAACCAATACCAATTCGCCGGATTACCAAACGACGGAATATTCGTGTCGGCTTGTTCAGTAGGCATCCACATGTCGCCATCGCAGAACAAACCGCGTTGACTGAAGTTGGAGGGATTGTACGCTCTCCACATCATGGACGAGCCGCCGAAAAGATTCGGCATATACAACGCTGCCGTGGTGTATGCGCTACTACCGAGTCCTCCGGCAGAAGGAGCGGCGATCGTGAGGTGACATGCCTCCGCTTGTGCGCCATACAAACTCACGAGCTGGTGTCAATCCAAATATCGCCGACA